CGCCGTCGATGGTCAGCACGTCGCCCGGCTGGAAGCGGACGGCGATGGCGACGGGGAGTTCGTCGTCGTCCGGGCCGATCGGCGCGGCCAGCGTCGTGGCGGCTTCGCGCCGGGCCAGCAGACTCGTCTCGTCGTCGATGCCGTCCGGATAGACGGTCACGCCGGCGGGCATTGATCCTCCTCGTCGGCCGGATCGTAGCCCAGCATGATCCGGACATGGCGACGACTCGACTCAACCCGCTTCAGCGCCGCTTGGCTTTGGTGTTCGTCATAGGCGCTCAGGAAATCGGCGAAATCGTCGATGCGACCCATGAGATGATCCCGTTCGGCCGGCGACAGCGCCGCCGCCAATTTCGGCGCGATCTGCTGGTCCAAGGTCGGCATCAATCCTCCCCCAGCGGCGAATACAACACCGGAGCCACCGCCAGAATGCAGTTTGGATGTGTCCCAAAGACATGGGTATCAACGTCGTCAAGACTGACGACCATGCCGTCTCTTTGAGCGCACGTCAACCCATCGGCATCCCCGCCATAATCCCCGTGCAGCGGGTTGTCCATGAGTTCGGCCGCCGCGACCTTGTTGCTTGCCTGATAGGCGGCCGTGCTGGCGCTATTGTAACTGCGCTGCGATTCGGTCCGGGCCACCGCCATCGACCGACCTTGGTAGGTTTCGTCAAACAGCCCGGTCAGCCGGTCGGACAATTCGGTCATGCTCACGCCTTCATCGAGCGCCTCGGTGACGACCCGCTGCACGTCTTCCCGCGTCGTGTCGTTGATGCCGACGATTTGCTCGGCCAGCCGTTTCCGCACCGCCCGCACCCAGGGGTTCGCCAAATCCCAGGCAATACCTACGGAGAGTTGCTGCGCGACGCGGTTTGTCGCCGCCGTGCCGGCCCGGTCGTAGTGCGGCAGCAACAGTTCGGTCAGGCGGTCGAGTTCGTCGTTCCAGTCGATTTCCGCGATATCGCGCCGCTCCGGCGCCGCATCGCCCGATCGTTGCATGTCTTCAACGATCCGCTCGCCCTGCGCCTTCCAGAAGGCGCGCAGATGCGGCGCGAACTGGTTGGCGAGCCGGTTGATGTGCCCCTTGTTGACGGCGGCGGTGACGCTGCGCTGATTGGCCGGCAAGCGGTAGAGCGGCGCGTCGAGGTCGATCCGCTCGCCGCCGACGTGCATGGACCGGACTTCCAGCGGATTTTCTGTCCTTTTCTCATCCGGTTCCGGCCCGCCCTTCGTCGCGTTGGCATCGGCCGGCGGCGTCGCATCGGCCGCGTTCGGGTCGGCGTTGGGATCGGCCGGCGCGTTCGGGTCGGGCGGGTTCTGCAACTGCGGCGGCACTGGCTGCGGCGGCTTGGCCGTCTGGTCCGCTTGCCCCGGCAGGTCGGTCGGCCGCGTGATCGTCGCCATCGCTGGGATGTAGAGCACGTCGCCATCGGGGCCGAAGCCGTCTTCCCCGATTTCGGCCTGGAACTGGTTGAGCGTGATGCCGCCGGCGGTAAGCGCCGCTTGCGCCCGCTGCCACGCCGGCGAGACATCTTCCTGCAGCGCCGGAATCTCGCTCGTGTCGAATTCCAGCGAGACGGCGTTATCGGTTTCCAGTTCCGTCAGCAGGCTTCGCGTCAGCGCGCCGTCAATGCGCGCCCAGAGGGGAACGATCGTGTCCTGATAAAAGATTTGCCGCGCCGTTTGGATGTTGCTGTATGTGGCTGAATCGAGCCCGACCTGCGCGCCCACCAGCACCGGCGGCACGCCGAACACCTGACAGATGTTGGCCGCCGTCATCCGCCGCAGGTCGGGGTAGGCCATGTCCTGCAGCGTGTCGGAAATCGGCTTGATGTCCGACCCGCCCGAGAGAATCGGCACGTTCGTCCAGTTGCGCGAACCTTGGAACATCGCGGCGAACCCCGCGCGCAACCGCTCGGCTTTGGCTTCGTCGGTGATGGCGTTTGGCGTGACGATGGCGTGACGCGGCGCGCCGCCGGCATCGAAGTACAGCTTCAGGAAATCGGTCGCCGCGTTTTCGATGCCGATTTCGCGCAAGGCGACCGCAATCGGACTCATGCCGGTCACGCTCATGTCGAGCGTCGCGCCGCCGGGAATCACAATCACGTCGGCGTCGGGGATGAGTTCGACCTGCCGCCCCGGCACGCGGTACTCCCAATCGACCGTGCCATCGGCGCGGTAGATCGGCCGCGCCCAATCGGGCCGCAGGTGCCAGAGTTCGAGGATGTTGCCGGCCCGCGCCCGCACCTTTTCGATCAGGCAGAACCCGGCGACATCCATCATGACCGAGGTCTGCACGAGGAATTCCGCCTCGGACAGCCGCGGATTCGGGGCGCGCATCAGCAGCCGGAGCGGATGGTCCGGCAAGTCCTCGGTCGCGCCGTCGCCTTGCTCGCGGTAGACGCGAACGGTCGCCGCCGAAATCGCCTCGGCGCGCTTCTGGACGCAGGCATAGACGACCGGCAACGCTTCGTAACCGGCCGTGCGGTAACTGTGCGTGCTGCGCGTCGGATAGACCGGCTTGTCGACCTGGTACGAAGGAATCGGCAAGACGTATTGCCGTTGCTCCAGTTGCACCGGGGCAATCCGGGTGTCGGGCCAGAGGAGGCCGCGCAGCGTGTCACGGATGCTCATGCGCGATCCTCCCACTCGTCGGCGTCATCTACTTGAATTGCAGGTACATCGGCTGCACCTGCGCCGTGGTGCCGTAGGCGTCGCCGTGGGCGGTGAAGGGATGGAGATAGATGATGGCCTTGGACCCGGCGACGAGGGTCTGCCAGCCGGTGTCGAACCAGCCTTCGGCGTCGATGGCCGCCGACAGGCCGCCGCTCACCAGATCGGCATAGTCCGCGAGGTTGTCCGGGCTGTACTTGAACGCGAGATAGGCATCGGTGGGGCCGGCGGCGGCGACGCGGCCGATCAGGCGGGCGTCGGTCATGCCGGTCAAGTCGACCAGCGATTCCCACGCCGGATTCGAATAGTTGTCCGGGTCGGTGTCGGTCACAAGGTCGATTTCGGCGCCGGAGACCGGACCTGAGATGTTCATCTGCGTCGACCCGCCGGGAATGCTGTAGGGGATGGTGATGCTGGCGCCGCCGATGCCGCCCGTCGTCGTCACGACCGCATCGTCATCAACCGAAAACATGGACGGGTCGAAGCGCACGCTGCCATAGAGCGGCGGCAACGCGGCCGGCGCGGCGACCATGCCGAACTTGATGGCGTCCTGGTAGTCGATCACCGCCCCGGTCTTGAATTTGCGGCGGTCCTTGCCGTCGAGGCTCGTGTAATTGTCCGTGGTTTCGACGGTGTAGGTCGCTGGCGTCGGCATCTGTTGTCCTTTCCGCTGTTATTCGACATCGCCGGCCAACCGGCGGACCCGATGAACCGCATACTGGTAGATGGTTCCCTGACAAAATCCATCGTCCGCCAGGCTGCGAGCATCGGTTGTGCCGGGCGGGAAGGGCGCGCGAACGTCGAGTTGATAGGATTCGATGACGGCAATGGCGAATTCGAGCGCCGTGCGCAGCCGGGCTGCGTCGTCGGGCTGATGGAGACGACCAACCATGTCGATGGTTCCGTCCGCGCGCTGAATCGGCATCTGGTCGCCATTTATGCCCATATCATCGGCTCCGGCTCGGGCTCGGCCAGGCTCATCAGGCCGTACCGGCTGGCGTCCATTGAGTGATCGTTGCCCGGTTTCGGTTTGTTGACGGCGCGGGCGAATCCGTCCGGATAGGCGTAACTCTCGTATTCGCGAATCGTCTCGATGCAGGCTGGGTCGATGGTGAAATCGCCGGCCAGGCACGAGGTCACTTCGCGAATGCCGTCTTCGATCGCGTTGTCGGCGGCGACGATGGGCCAACCCTCGACTTCGAGCGCCCGCCGCAGCCATTTGGCGGATGGGTCGATCACAATCCAGGCGAGACGATTGCCAAGCCGCTGCGCTTCGCCGGCGACGGCCGTCATTAACTCCCGCCCATCCATCGGGTAGTACATCTCGCCGGCATGATGGCGAGACTGGCCGTGATAGTGAATCGTGTTGATGACGGACGGGTCGTTCGTGCCAGCATCGACGCCGAGCACCGCCGGCCAATCGAGCGCATCCGGGCGTTCGTGGACATGCTTAATCCGGTCGAAACCGGGATAGACCAATCCTTCCGCCCCCTCGAATTGCGCGTCGATTTCCTGCCGATAGAATCGTCCCGCATAGCCGAGCGCCTGAACGTACGCATCGGCGTCGATGTAGGGGTTGTCGAGCGTGCTGGCCCGGTAGAGCGCGTGGTCCGCGGTCGCGCCTTCGACCCATTCCCGCCAAATCAGACCCCGGCCGCGGGGCGTGGAGGTGGCGAACAGCTGCGGCGCGTCGCCGTCGCGGATGGCCCCTTTCAGCGCCTGCCAGATTTCCCAATCGGGCTGATAATCCAATTCGTCGACCCAGCCCCACCGATAATTCGGCCCACGGACGCGGGATTCGTTGTCGAGCGTGGCGAACCGGACCTCGGCCCCGTTGCGCGGAATGGTCAGGACTTGCGTCTGCCGGTTCAGCTCGAAGCGGATGCCGGCGTCGCGCAAGCACGCCATGAATTGCCGTTTCGCGCCGAATTCCAACTGGGGGAAGTTGGGCGCGGCAATGACGCCGATGCCGGGATTGGGCTGCACGGCGCGGGCGACTGCCTTCCAGGCGCCGGCGTAGGTCTTGCCGCTGCCGCGTCCGCCGACGAAAACGACCCACTTGCGGGCGTCTTCGATGAAGTCGAGTTGCTGGCTGTAGAAGCGGCGGTCGATGGCTTGGGCGACCATTACAGAAGCGCCTTTCGGTCGCGCGCCCGCGCCTTCATCCGCTCCCAATCGCCCGGCTTTGGCCGCAGATGGGGATTCATCTCGTAGTAGCAGTCGGTGCAGACCTGGATGACGTTGTAGGCGTCGCGCTCCTCCTCAGTCAGCGGCACGTAACGGCCGATGAGCTTGCCGCATTTGAGGCAGTAGTGGTCGATGGCCTGGGCGACCATCAGCCGCTCGCCTTATCGTCGCGAATGAAGTTGATGACAATGGGCGCGTCGGGGTCGCCTTTGAAGATGGTTTCGTTGCGCTCCCGGTATTTCTCGGGGCGGCGGGCTTTGAGGAAGAAGGTCAGCAAGACATCGGAGTGGCGGATGGCGCGCGACCAGCCGACATCTTCGAGGACATCGGTCCCGTACTCGGTGGCTTCTTCAACCTGGGCGGCGAACTCGGGGTCGTCGTCGCACCACTCGTAGAGCGTGCGGCGCCCAATGCCGGCTTGCGCGGCGGCCGTGCCCTTCGCCATTCCCGAGCGCAATGCGTCGAGAATGCGCGCCTCAGCCTTCTTTGTGCGCTTTGAGCGATTTGCCAACGCTGGCCCCTGCCGACGCTCACGCCGGACGCAGGGGCCGCGTCCTGAAGATTCACATTGATTCTACATCATCGGCCGCTGGGGATTCCTCGACGGGCAGGCCGAGGAGTTCGCGCACGCGAGCGCGCTTCGCCTGCGTCTCGTCGCGCATGCGCTCGGTCGTCTCGTTCATGCCATACAGACCGATCGCCGCTGCGGTTGCGGCATGCTGTCGGGTCAGGTCTTCGATCGCCGCCGCCAATTCGCCAATGGTCACATCCGAGGAAATGACGGTGCAGGCCAACTGGTTCATAACGTCATCCATCATTCGCCTTCCTTTCCCCCTCCGCCGCGCCGTTGGCGATGATGCGGGCGAGCGCCTTCGACAGGCGGTCATAGACGACAATCTTCGACCGGAGCCATCGCCGCCGCTCGGCGTCGGGGTTGTCGTCGTGGATTTGCCGCTCGATGCTGGCGACCTTGGCGTCCATCTGGACTTGAATCGAGTAGGCCGCCGCGGCCAGTTCCGCCGGCGTCGGTTTGCCCGTCGTCATCGGTCACTCCCACGGTCGATTCACGATGAGGTCGAGGGTCGCGACGATCGCGCCAAAGAGCAGCGCGCACGCCCAATCCGGCAGCGTCATGGCAGCGGCCGCAAGCGCGCCCGTTGTTCATGCGAGCGGCGCCGGATGGCCCGCGCGAACGGATGCGCCAGGCCAGAACGCGTGCGCCCCGCCGGCCGCCACGGCACGACGATCCGCCCGGCGCGGTGCCGCACGCAATATTCCAGGTCGGTCGGCTCGGTCATGATTCCCGCTCCCTCACCATCGCGCGCCATTCGTCCAACGGCACGAACACGGGGCCGCTGGATGAAGCGCGCTCGTCATCCCAGCGCCACCACCCGCCGGCCAGTTCCGCAAGCGCGGCGAGATGGGGGCGATCTCCCCGCTGCGCGTCGGCCCAGAGTCGATATTCGATGCCGTAGTCCCAGCCGGCGCGCCATTCATCTTCGCTGATCCATTCCATGCACTTCAGGAGAGACCACGCGACGGCGGCTCGCTGCTCGTCCGTGACGACGCTCGGGTCGGTCATGATTCCGGCTCCATCCCGAGCAAGGCCCGCGCCCGGTTGCGCGCCGTGAGCAGTCGTGCGCGGGCTGCCGAGGCCTCGTCAAACGGACAGCGCCACAGGTTTTCCGTCTCGGCTTCGATCGCCTTGATCGCCGCCCACAACTCCGCGCGCGTGCAGAGCGGATTCAGAGTGACGAGTTCGCTCAACTCGCCAACCATGCGGCCCTCATTCCGGTAGATGTAGAGCGTATCGTCCATCACTTCCCTCCTCCGTTGCGCGCCATGGCCCGGTCGACATACTCCTGGCAGCGCCCATCTTCGACCGTCGCCGCATTACAGCGAATCACGATGATCCCGGCCAATTGTCCGAGGTTCGTCTTTTCCGCATCGCGCCACGTTCCGCCGATGCTCTGATGGCCGACGCCCTTCCCGTCATACTCCACCGCGACGCGGCGCTCCGGGTGAAACCAGTCCCAGCGGAATCGGCGGTTCTGGCCCGGCAAGCCGCGGAATGGTTCCTCCGACCGGAAGCCGAGCAGCGCCAGATAGAGGTCGAGGTCGGCCTTGTCGGTGCGACGACC